TGCAAAACGCTTGCAAAAGTTAGCAGGCTAGAAATACTGAAGAAGAAAGAGGAATGATAAGGGCATAACTACTAGCCGTAATTGACCGCTCAGTTAATTAATTGCTGTCGTATTTGCTGTGTTTGTGCAGCCATTGTGTGCTTGTTGGTGTGTAATAGCCAGTTATCAACCTACGGGTAAACTATCAAGTTAGGTATGACTTGTTTACCCGACTGTTCGGTGCACGACTACCTGGGACTGCTGGCTACTACACATGTATAGGTTATCAGACATTGATGCTGTAATCAATTAATACAGCCGTTGATGTAGTGATGTATACACATTCGTTGTTGTATGTGACCACATAGGCATATACACATGGATAGTCATATAGTCAGTCAGTACCTGTACACACATACCCTAGGCACCCCCATACCCACCCCCCCACCCACCGTCAATTTGTATATATATAAAGGGTAGGGAGCCGTGGTTACTTCTAAATACTTCTTATGTTACGAGTTGTCGTTTTCTGTGATTCGGTCTTCTGGTGGTGTGTAGAAGGATGCTTCGTATTGTTCAAATTCTGTTTGTTCGTCGTATTCGTCTAGTAGGTATGCTTCGTCGCCGTTGATTACTACTATTTGTCGTGGATTGTTCATGTGTTTACTATACCCCGTACGGTTGTTTTGTTAAGTACTGTTGTGAATTTTTATTTTGTGTTGCCTGTAATTTGTTGTATGCTAACAGTTTGTTGTCAACTTTGGGTATCTGTGAATGGTTGCGCCTCATGAGCGGCGCGCTCTCTAGTGCCTTTGCTTCGCTGTCGCTCGCACGGCACGACCTTTTTGTTGTGTTTGTTATCCGCCCTAAGAAAGAACAAAGAACGGCAAGAAAAAGAAAGAATGCACCCGTTGTGTGACTAGGCGCAGTTCCACACCCCCAGCAGCGTTTATAACTTTTGTTATAGGGGCAGGGCTTCACTTTCCTGACCAGATTGGGTACTGGATTTATTTCTTTCTTCTAAAATAAAAGCGGAACGCAAAACCCGCGCCCTCTAACGGCATCCACGGTAGGCTCATTTAAGTGCTTGGCGGGAAATTAATCAACCACCTCTACTCGTGTACCTTCGCGGCATGGGTGTGTCCTAACCACACCAATAATCCACCTATCAGGGTGGAGCTGAAACTCTCTCTATTGATTAGAAAGAGTCATTACCTTCTTGACCTTTTTAGTCAGGTTTAATTCCCGACCTGTTTGGTCAGGATTACCTAGAATCGTGTTTGCCTTCCCATGGCAGAAGCTTCTTCTTTGCAAGCGCCTGTTCGGCTGCTGCTTCTTGCTCTGCTTTGCGGGCTAACCACTCAGGGTTTGGAGTTCTAGTTGCTTTGAACTCTGTTTCAGCCTTGTGATGTGGCTGCTTTTCAACCTTTTTATTAAATTTTTTTTCTGGCGCAACATTAGAGACGATTAATGGTTGCTTCTCTGCAGGCTTTGGCTTGAGTGCTTTTTGGCGTTGCTTGTATTCTTCAAGGGCTTTTTCGCGGTCTTTGACTGCGTACTCTCTGGCAAGTTGTTGTTCAATGGCTATTTGCGCAGGGGTCTTTGTAGTGACGGTGCGTTTGCCTTTGCGTTTGCGCTTCTTTTTAATCTTGTTCACCTTGTTGATTTCGTCATAACCTAAAGGCTTTTCTACTACCTTTGTGCCGTCAGCTTTAATCACGGTCACTGGTGAGTTCAGTTCTGGCTTATAAGCCTTACCTGTAGTCCAGCGTGGATTAATCGTGTGGTTGGCAATGTACCGATTGGTACTGCGTCTGTAATTCATTCCTGACATATCGTGCTCCTTGGTTCAACTATACATTACAACCACTACCTAGAAATGCTACTAGGTCATATTCTTGTGATATATCACCACTCAACTTCGCACTAAATTTTGTACTAAATTTTGCGCTGATTCTTACGCTTTTGGTAAGCCTTTTGGTTGTTCTCACGGATTTTTTCTTTAGACAAATTTTGCTTGTAATGGCGCGACAAAGCACAAAGTTTGCAATCTTTAGCAATTCGGTACCTGCCCTCATTGACAAAAGGCACATCATGGCGACAATGAAGCTTGTCATGGTTGTACTGACGCTTTTTAGCGTTTCTGTCAGCCATATTGTCCGCAACGGTTCCCAACATCAGGTGGTCTGGTCGGACACAAGTTGGATTGTCACAGGTATGGGTAACATGCTTGCCGTTCGGCCACTCTCCGTGTTCAAGAAACCACGATACGCGATGTGAGTACTCAGTCTTTTTATTGATGCTAAATCGCCCGTATCCGTTGTAAAGCGTGTATGCGTTCCACAGCCAGCACCCGTCTGTTTTATCTACCTTCTCCCAAAAGCGGTCTTCTACTGGTCGTAATTCTGTTTTCTTTCTCATGCTTGCTCTCCTTGCTGGTCGTGCCAATATTTGGCTTCTTCTTGTTCTGTCTTGAATGGCGGCCACGGTTCCGTGGTAATGTCTGCAAAGGCATCAAGTGGGAATCCGTCAACGATGTATTCTTCGTGCTTATTCATATCTGCTAGCATACACCATGTTGGTGTTTCGCAGTGTATGTAACAAAAAAATCTTGTATATAGGAACATTTTTTATTTTCGGAGGGTAAATCCATGGCTGCAGCTTTATTGCTTACACAAGAGCAGGAAGCTTATTTGGCATGGCTACTTACACCAGAAGACCAACGAGAACCAGCAACCAAGCGTGCTTATGCAGATTCCAAAGAAATGCATGAGAACACATTGCGTAGTTGGGAAAAGAAAAAGAATTTCATAGAACGGTGGAAGTTGGGTGTTGAAGGACTCAACCAGTCACCAGAACGGACACAGAAGCTCTTGGATGCGCTTTACATAAAGGGAATCTCTGGCGATACAAAGTCGGCAGAGCTTTACCTGAAAGCTACGGGCAATATGCCTAATGCATCCACCTTGAATATCAAGACCGAAACTTCACTCCGTGATATATCAGACGATGAACTGGAAAAGATGATTTTGGAATTGGGCGCTAAGCAAGTAAAGAAAGCCCCAATCTTTCCAATGTCAATTACCGAGGCAAACTAATGCGTGCACAATGGTCAGCTCCAGGTGGAAACACACTTCAAGGGCGTAGCAATGCGCTCCAAGTGCAAATTAACAACACGATTAAGCGCGCACTCAAAGAACAAAGCGACGCTCTATTAAATGACCACCAACAAGAAGACCTAATCAATGGTGGCGATGCTTCAACAACACAGTTTCATTATCTTCTAGTTCCAAACACAACGGCAATGGGCGCATCTACTGCAGCCGCTGGTGCTTTTGACGCAAACACAGGTGCCGCTGGTTCAACAACTCCTGCTGCTACAGCGTTTGGTACTGCACAATATGTGTTTAAGACACGCAGAGATTTCCGCAATGCGGGACGAGGTTACTAAATGGCTGTTGTAGTCCAAGTACGCAGAGATACAGCAAGTAATTGGACTTCTGCTAACCCGATTCTGTTGGCTGGCGAAATTGGTTACGAGTACGACACCAACAAAGCAAAAATTGGCGATGGCACAACTAACTGGGTAGGTCTTCCTTATCTTTCCACGGCAACAGGACCTACTGGTTCAACAGGTTGGACAGGTCCTACAGGTTTTACGGGAGCAACAGGTGCGGCTAGCACCGTTACAGGTCCCACAGGTGCGACAGGAGCTACAGGACAAACAGGTCCGACAGGAGCAACTGGTAGTACAGGCGCAACTGGCGCAAGTGTTACAGGAGCGACAGGTCCCACAGGAGCTGCTTCTACCGTCACAGGTCCAACAGGTTCTACTGGCGCGACTGGTGCTACGGGCGCGCAAGGTTCCACTGGCGCAACAGGTTCAACTGGAGCTACAGGTTCTGTTGGTGCTACAGGTGCTACAGGCTCAACTGGAGCAACGGGCGCAGATGGTGCAACTGGTTCCACTGGAGCAACTGGCGCAACAGGTGCAACAGGTAGTCAAGGTTCAACGGGTTCCACAGGCGCGACTGGCGCAACAGGTATACAAGGACCTACGGGAGCCACTGGCGCACAAGGCGACACAGGTGCTACAGGAAGTACAGGACCGACTGGTTCACAAGGCATTCAAGGTGCAACGGGTCCTACAGGTTCCACAGGAGCTGCGAGTACCGTAACGGGTCCTACTGGTTTTACTGGTGCTACAGGCGAAACGGGAAGTGTTGGAGCAACAGGTGCAACAGGTGCCACTGGTGCGACAGGAGCCGCAAGTACTGTTACAGGTCCGACAGGTTCAACTGGAGCCACAGGTGCTACAGGTGCTACGGGTGCAGCATCAACAGTCACGGGTCCTACTGGCTCAACTGGCGCTACAGGCGCATCCGTAACTGGAGCAACAGGCGCAACAGGTCCTACAGGTCCTAACTTTGGTGCCTTGCAATACACATTTAGTACAACCACGAACCCAACTGGAATATCTAACGGACAAGTTCGTTACAACAACGCAACTCCAGCTTCTGCAACATTGGTTTATATCAGCACCAAAGATAGGTTCGGCAACGACCTTGAACCGTTCTACATAATTTCTGAGTTGACCGAAGTTGTTTTCCAAAACGCTACTGGCAGTACGAATTTGCAAGCAATGTCATTAGGTGCTTCAACTACATACACATCACCCAACTACATTGAATTTGCTATTTCAAATTTTTCTTCGTCTGGTGCAGCGTTTACAAACGGTCTTAACATTCTTATTGCATATGAACTCAAAGGTGCAACAGGTCCGACAGGAGCAACAGGAGCCACAGGTGCAACTGGCGCGGCAAGCACAGTAACGGGACCTACGGGAGCCACGGGTTCAACTGGTGCAACGGGAGCAGCAAGTACCGTTACAGGACCTACTGGTGCGACGGGTTCCACAGGAGCAACGGGTGCTACAGGGGCGGCTTCAACAGTTACAGGACCTACAGGTGCCACAGGTGAAACAGGACCTCAAGGAGTTACGGGACCGACGGGTGCGCAAGGAGTTACAGGCGCAACAGGAGAAACAGGTTCACAAGGAGCAACGGGTCCTACTGGTATACAAGGCGCTACAGGAGCGACAGGTATTCAAGGTCCTACAGGCGCAACTGGCATCCAAGGTGCAACAGGTGAAACTGGAGCAACGGGTGCAACAGGAATCCAAGGACCTACTGGAGAAACTGGTGCTACTGGTGCCACTGGATTGCAAGGTCCGACGGGAGCCACTGGCGTTCAAGGAGCAACAGGACCAACAGGTGCTCAAGGAGTAACTGGTGCAACAGGTCCACAAGGGATTCAGGGCGTTACTGGCGACACAGGTCCGCAAGGAGAAACAGGTCCTACTGGCGTTCAAGGAAGCACGGGTGCAACAGGTGCCACTGGTATACAGGGCGTCACGGGACCTACAGGCGCAACAGGTATTCAAGGCGTTACAGGACCTACGGGTTATACAGGGTACACAGGAGATACAGGACCACAAGGCGTCACAGGTCCGACAGGCGCAACTGGAGAACAAGGTGTAACGGGTTCTACAGGTCCAACTGGTGCCGCTTCAACGGTTACAGGACCTACAGGACCTACTGGTGCGCCAGGTCAGTCGTCATCGTATTTTGATTACAAAGCCAAAACCACTGCAACAAGCGGTGACCCAGGTAACACATATTTGTTGTGGAATAACGCAACACAAATTTCTGCGACACAAATAAATGTTGATGACATTGACAAAGATGGATATGATGTTCACATTTTTTTGAACAATGTTCAAACAGGTGACGAACTTTTTATTCAAGATGCAAGTAACTCGGTAAACTTTCAAGAGTGGAAAGTAACAAGCGTTACCGACCAAACAACACATGTTGAATATGGTGTCACTTTTGTTTCTTCTGGTGGCACAGGAACAACAAACTTCGCTAACAACCACGAACTGTTGCTCATTATTCGTGATATTGGCGCAACAGGACCTACTGGACCCCAAGGCGCTACGGGCGCTACAGGTGCCCAAGGTGAAACGGGACCGACTGGTGCTACAGGACCTCAAGGTATTCAGGGTGTCACGGGCGCAACTGGAGCTACTGGTATTCAGGGTGCAACGGGTGCAACGGGTGCAACGGGTGCCACTGGTGAAACTGGAGCACAAGGTGCTACGGGAAGTACGGGCGCTCAGGGTGCAACAGGACCTACGGGTGCTCAAGGTATCCAAGGTGTAACGGGACCTACTGGCGCTCAAGGAGAAACAGGTCCGCAAGGTGTAACGGGTCCGACTGGTCAAACTGGCGCACAAGGTGTTACGGGTCCTACTGGCTTGCAAGGCGAGACAGGTCCGACAGGACAAACTGGTGCACAAGGAGCCACAGGAGCTACTGGCTCTACGGGTGCTCAGGGTGTAACGGGTCCTACTGGACAAACGGGTGCACAAGGTGCAACTGGTGAAACAGGTCCTCAAGGTATTCAAGGTCCTACAGGTTTTACGGGACCTACGGGCTTTACAGGACCTACGGGTGAAACTGGTGCAGCGAGTACGGTTACAGGTCCTACTGGTGCAACTGGTGCACAAGGCACAACAGGACCTACTGGGGCGACTGGAGCCGTTGGCGCGACAGGAGCTACTGGAGCTGTTGGAGCCACAGGAGCAACAGGCGCTACTGGTCAGTCGTTCATTTATAAATACACTTTTGGAACTAGCGGAGCAAACCCAGGCACTGGTGACTTAGGTTATGTTGTCGGCTCACCAAACAAAATTTACTTCAACTCAACAGATGACAATGGAAACACTCCATGGATGTTTTTGCAGAATTACAGAAATTCAATTGCAACCATCATTTATTACGCAGAATCTGCGCCAACAACATTTTTTGAACTCCCAATCATAACGCTTGCAGCAACATCACCAAGCCTTGGTTGGAATCTATCCACTTCTGGAGGTTCAGCTCCGTTTACTGCTGGCGTAAATTATTATTTTGAATTTATTCTTGAGCAAGAACCATCAGGAACAATTGGTGGCGGATATACAGCATCAACCGATACATCCCCACCAAGTGGGGCTGGAAGCATCAACACAGATAGTGCAACATGGTCAACTGCAACAGTTCTTTATATTTCAAAATCAAATGTAAACGGACAAAGTTACGCTTCGCTTCTTCCAAACATAACAAGTGGAACATGGACTATTCTTCCAGTTGACTCATTTGACACATCGTATGCTGTATTTCAAATCAACTCAGTTGCAGCGAACCAACCTGCCTATGTTTCCTACAATGTCACCTATGTTGGCGGAACAGCATTTACTAACGGTGAGTTAGCATTTGGTTTGTGGTCTGGCGCGCAAAGTCCTACGGGTCCTACGGGTCCGACTGGTGCAACGGGAGCTACAGGTGCTGCGTCCACTGTTACAGGACCGACAGGTGCTACTGGTGCGAGTGTCACAGGTGCTACAGGACCTATTGGTCTAAACAACTTTACGAGAAACTACAAAGTTGACAAAACAACAACATCAGGTAACCCTGGCTCTACATATTTGGCATGGGACAACATTTCAAGTCTTGGCTCTGTCTTAAATATTCAAATTAGCCAAACCGATGTTGATAGCAACGACAATGCAAACCTATTCACTCCTGTAAATAGCCCGTATCAACTTCGCATTTACCAAACTTCAACTCCAGCAAACTACCAAACACTGCAAGTAATCAACCCAACAGTTGACCAAGGTGCTTACTGGGATATACCTGCAGTAGTAATTGATTCTGGTGGTACAGGAGCAACATTCTTTAGCCAAGATACTGCCGTTACATTTGAAATCATTTGGAAGGGCGCAGATGGCGCTAATGGTGATTCAACATCAGTAACTAACTACTTTGCAGAGGCATCCACATCTGGTGACCCAGGTTCTGGAAATGTGGCTTGGAACAATGCAACTCAATTGAGTGCCACTACATTGCGATTCAGCGACACAAACGGTTACACATATACCGATTGGAGTGCTATTTGGCAAAGTGTTAAAAGTCCATACCAAATAACACTTAGCGACACAACAGATTCAGCCAACTATCAAATTTGGTTGGTAACTGGCACAACAACTGACTCAACTGGTTATTGGACTGTTCCTGTTTCAACAGTTTCATCTGGCGGTACGGGAGCAACACTTAGCGGTTATTTGAGAGTTGATATTGCATACATCGGTGCTACAGGTGCTACTGGTGCTACTGGTGCTACAGGTGCTACAGGTGCTACAGGTGCGGCATCAAATGTGACAGGTCCGACAGGTCCTGCTGGAACAAACGGTGCTACTGGTGCAACAGGTTCTGCTGGAGCAACAGGACCTACAGGTCCGACTGGTTCATCTGGTGGTTCATCAATTTCTATTTTTTCATACACCCTTGCTGCAAATACAAATGGTGGAACTGCTACATCTGGTTCGTGGGGGGTACGACCCTTAAACACAACGGTAGTTAATAATATTTCTGGATGTTCACTTTCAAGTAATCAAATTACTCTTCCAGCAGGAACTTACACTCTTAGAGGGTATGGAGCATTTAACCCCATTACTACCCGTAATAGAATTGCATTTTATAACACTACTGATGCAACATTTGCTGTTTTTTCAGTAAGTCAAACTTCTGCTGGAAGTGGCTCAGTTCCTGTTATTTGTCCAATTGATGGTTATTTTACGATAGGTGCGTCAAAAGTTTTTGAACTTCAATATCGCGTAGCTGTAACTGGTAGCGGTAGTGGATTGGGAGTCGCATCAAACTTGGATAGCAAAGAAGAACTTTATAGCTATGTTGAACTTACAAAAGTTGCATAGTAAGTTAATTGAAGAATAAATTTCATACCGAAGGAAACAATGGAATTCAATGACCTCGTAAACGAGTACAACTTTAGAAAATGTCGCGGTCCTGAAGACGCAGATGTAGAACAGCTAGTAGAAGCATTTGAATTTTTCTGTGCAAACTATGTTTACATCAAGCATCCAAGCAGAGGGCGTATTCAATTTGAGTTACGACCAGCACAGATAGCAACTGTTAGAGCATGGCTAGGACACAGAAACACGATTGTTCTTAAAGCGCGTCAGATTGGCTTTTCTACACTTGCTGCCGCTTTTGCTTTTTGGCTTGCTTTTTTCTGGTCAGACAGATTCATAGTTATGCTTTCAAAGACCGAACGAGAAGCCGCCAAGCTTTTGTCTAAAGCAAAGTACATTTACAAGTTCTTGCCTCAATGGTTGAGGATGTCAGGTCCTGAACTTATTCAAAACAATGTGCTTAAAATGACTTTTGATAACGACTCGGTTATTGAGTCATTGCCATCAGCCAACGAACCTGCTCGTGGTGAATCCGTATACCTAGCCATCATTGACGAGATGGCGTTCTTGCCAAACCCTGAACAGGCTTGGGCTTCTATTGAACCTATTGCCGATGTCGGTGGTCGTGTTATTTGTTTGTCCACGGCTAAGGGCGAAGGCAACATCTTTTACACCTTGTGGCACGGGTCACAGACAGGAACCAACCGATTCCATGGCATCTTCTTTCCATGGTCAGCCAACGGAGACCGTGACCAATCTTGGTATGACGCACAATCTCTTGAACTTCCACCATGGCAGTTGCACCAAGAGTACCCGTCAAACCCAGAAGAAGCCTTTATTCGTTCTGGTCGCCCAGTATTTGATATTGACTCACTAAACCGTTTTGAGACAGAACGCCCAAAGACAGGGTTTAACAAGAAGTCATCAGATGTGAGGAATGCCTTCATGTTTGAGTCTTCTGGCGGACCTTTGTCTATCTGGCGTTTACCTGAATTCGGGGCAACATACACGATTGGCGCGGATGTGGCGGAAGGCTTGGCTCGTGGAGACTATTCAACAGCCCATGTAATTGACGCCAAGTCTGGACTCGTAGTTGCTCACTGGCACGGACACATTGACCCAGACAAGTTTGGCGAAGACATCCTGTATTCCCTCGGCTACTTCTACAACGAAGCCCTGATTGGTGTTGAGTCAAATAACCACGGTCTAACCACCCTGACAGCCCTAAATCGCGCAAACTACAGCAACCTGTATCGTCAACGCCGTTTAAACCAAAGAAACCCAGAGCAGACAGAACAGCTTGGTTGGAGAACTACATCGCTTACAAAGCCGTTAGCTATTGACGAACTCAGCGCCAATATTAGAGATGGGGTGTTGCAGATTATGTGCGAATACACCATTGCTGAACTTAAGACCTTTGTTCGTGACGACAACGGCTCTATGCATGGCTCACCCCATGACGACAGGGTTATGAGTTTGGCTATTGCCAATCAGATGCTTAAGTATGTTTGGCTGGCTGAATATCGCCCAAAGACCGATGCCCCGTTTGGAACCTTGAACTATTTTGCGTCCAAGCTCAAGAAGCCGACCAAGGAACGGGAGCGTTATCTAATCGGAGAGTTCAATACCTACTAGACTAGGTAATGGTTTTGCTTTACTTATAGGAGATATATGCATTGTTCATCTTGTTCAAAGCCGATTGAGTCAGAAAATGACATAAAACGGGGTCTTTGTTTCAAATGCCATGTAAAAAATGTCCGATTGGGTTTCACCCATGGAAAAGAAGACTTTCATGGTCCGACAATCCGTCAGCGTCAGCGAGAGATGGAAGATTCACCAAGATTTAAGGCTGGAGAAATAGAGAAGGTTCCAGCAAGGAAAGAGTTGATATGAAAAAGAAAATTAAGCCAGCGGCAAAGATTGAAATGAAGTCTTCCAAAGCCGTGAAGAAGATAGATGTGCCTGCTGAGAAGCAAGCAAAGAAAGACGCTACGAAATCGGCAAAGTACCAAAAGCCAAAAGAAAAACCAAAACCAAAGCCTAAGAGCAAGGACAAAAAGTAATGAAGAAGCCAAAGTTCGGAGTTGTAATAGCGATTGGTAAGTCACCAATGGGTGAGGCTTACAAAAAAGCAGCTGGCAAATACGCATCAGAAGAAAAGGACAGAGTTCCAAAAGCCAAAATGCCTAACGCTTCTAATGTTGAAAAAGACCCTAAAAAACCTAAGAGCAGAATGCCTATTGCTCCAAAGTCTGGCAAGCCATCAACCAAACCAATGCGCACAGATAAGAAGCTCTAATGAAGAAGCCAACCAAAGCTCAGAAAAAAGTTGAGAAAGTAATGCGTGAGTACAAGAAGGGTGACCTTCGCTCAGGCTCAAAAAAGGGTCCAGTAGTAAAGAGTCGTGAGCAAGCAATTGCAATCGCTCTATCAGAAGCCAATCAATCAGTTAAAGGAAAGAAGAAATAACCATGTCGTTAGTCCCATCAGTAGAATCCGCAACACTTGGCGCTGCAGAAGCGGCACTGACACTTTCTGCACTAACCGCAGACACAGTTGTTGTTCAAGTAACTGGAACATTCACTGGCACAATCACATTTGAAGCCTCAGTAGATGGCACAAACTATGTTGCCATTGCAATGAAAGCCTCCGCACAAACCACAGCAACAACTCTTGTTACAACGGCTACAGCGGCTGGTGTGTTTAGTTTGAACATTCAAGGGTTGCCAAATTTCAGGGCAAGAATGAGTGCTTATACCGATGGGTCAGCGGTTGTTACTGCATCATTGGCAAGGTCAAATAAGTAATGGCAGCGAACAAGCAATATCCAGCTTCAAAGGCAACAACGAAACCTGTTTGGGACACAAAGAATCCTAAAAAGAAATCAACTCCATTAACCCCTGCGCAAAAAGAAAAGGCTAAAGCATCAGCAAAATCTGCTGGTCGCCCATACCCAAACCTTGTTGACAACATGAACGCAGCAAAAAAGAAAAAGAAGTAATGAAGCAATCTCAAACACCAATGGGCGAAGCCTTCAAAATTGCCATAATGATTGGCAAATCAGAAGGAGAGAAACCAGAAGAAAATTCAGAGGACGAAAGTCTTCCAGAAGGTGTGACGAATTCAATCATCAAACTTGCACCAGCTGAGGCTGAATATGTTGAGTCAATGTTTGAGATTGTTGAAAAGTACGGCAAGTTAGCTGACAATGATGGCAATGGCATTTGGGTTGGTTATGAATCTGCTGCGCAAAACAAAAACAAATCAATGGGCGTTAAATGTTCAAACTGTGCATTTTGGTGTCCAGAGATGAAAGGCTGTCACATAATTGTTGCTAAGGCTGAAGCAAATGGTTATTGCAGACTTGCCGCAATTGGCGAAGGGCTTGTAAAAGGTAGAAAATAATGGCAAAAAAGAAACCGACCGTTGAGAGCGCATACAAAAGTGCGGCTTGGACTCGCAAAGAAGGAAAGAATCCTGAAGGCGGTTTAAATGCTAAAGGTCGTGCTTCTTACAAAGCAGAAACAGGTGGAACTCTCAAACCACCAGTATCTGCAAAGCAAGCAGCAAAATCACCAAAAGATGCTGCTCGCCGTAAATCGTTTTGTGCCCGTATGGGTGGAATGGAAGGACCGATGAAGGACTCAAAAGGAAAGCCAACCCGTAAGGCTCTGGCTCTAAAGAAGTGGGATTGCTAATGGCTCGTCAAAGTAACGCAGACAGACTTTCAAGTTATAGAAAGCGTGTTGATTACGCACGCAACTGGCGCAAGAACGAAAACTATGACAATCTCTGGCAACGGATGATTAACCTTTACCGTGGTCGTCAGTACCGTGGTCAGGCAGTAGGTGACAGACTCCTTGTAAACATTGCTTTCTCCACGATTAACACACTTGCACCATCAGTTGCTATTGGTCGCCCAAAAATTAATGTGAACCCACGCAGACCAGAAGATGGCGACAAAGCTGTCGTTACTGAATCAATCATCAACTATTGGTGGCAACATTACGAATGCCAACCACAGTTCCAACTTGCTGTTAAAGACTATTTGATTCTTGGTCATGGTTGGGTAAAGACTGGATACCGTTTCGTTGAAGAAGAAAAAACCAAAGACATTGAAGACAGTGCAGACGAAGCTGCAGACCCAAACAAACCAGCAGATGATGTTGAATCAGATTTCATCATTAGAGAAGACCGCCCATTCTTGGAGCGTGTTGACCCGTTTGACATGTTTGTTGACCCCGATGCAACATCCATGGACAATGCACGATGGATTGCTCAGAGAACTCGTCGCCCAATCAAGGACATCAAGAACGACCAGCGATATGATTACTCTGCTCGCAAAGATGTAGGACCTTCGTCATACCAGCGCTATGGCGACATCAATACAACTCCAAACTTCTACACCACGAACTCTTATGGTGAAGAAGATGCCTATGCAGACATCTTTGAGTTTTACGACATTGACACAGGCGAAATGTCCGTGTTTTCTGACTCTGGAGACAAGTTCCTCATCAAGCCAGTCAAGATGCCATATGTGTTTGGTCACCCATTCTTCATGTTGCGCAACTACGACATTCCTGGCTTCTTCTACCCAATGGGTGAACTGGAAGCCATTGAGCCGTTGCAGTACGAACTAAACGAAACCCGTACGCAGATGATGAACCACAGAAAGCGTTACTCACGCAAGTGGCTTGCCCTTGAGTCTGCCTTTGACGACTTCGGTCGCCAGATGCTTGCTTCAGATGACGACAATGTGATTGTGCCTGTTAAGGGCTCCGAAAACTTGAACAATGTGGTTGTTCCAATGCCAGCACTTATCAACCCACCAGAGTTCTACAACCAGTCGGCTTTGATTCAGAACGACATTGACCGTGTGTCAGGTGTCTCTGAGTACCAGCGTGGAGCAATTCCTGAGACCACGAGAACAGCCCGTGAAGCATCAATCATTGCTGAGGCAGGAAACGCTCGTGTTGCTGAAAAGCTTGTCAACATAGAGAACGCCATCGCTAGGTGCGCGGCGAACCTCATCATGCTTGCTCAGCAGTATTTGACTGGAGAACAGACGGTTCGTATCGTTGGCACAGAAGCAGCACCTGTTTGGTTGACTTTTGACCGTGACTACATTGCTGGAGAATTTGACTACAGCGTAGAAGCTGGCTCAACTGCTCCACGAAACGAGGCTTTCCGTCGGGATATGGCTTTGCAGATGGTTTCAGCAATGGCACCGTTTGCTCAGGCTGGTCTTGTCAATATGGCAAAACTTGCTGAGTTTGTGCTTGGAACTGGATTTGGTGTTAAGAATGCTTCAGCCTTCTTGACCCAACCACAGGCTCCTGAAGCACCAGAGGGAATGTCGCCAGACCAGCAAGTCCTTGAAGGACAAGGGCTTCCACCTGGTATGACCCCTGACCAAATGGCTCTTGGACAAGAACCACAACTTCCACCAGGGATGATTCCTGGAGCACCACTCCAAGGTCCTGGCGGGGAAGTAGGCGCGCCACCAATGGGCGCATTAGAGAGTTTGCCACCTGAAATCTTGCAATTATTGCTAGCACAGGCGCAACAAGCTCCACCGATGTAATGAGTTCGCTTAGTATATAGGGAATTAAATATTTCCACATGGAACAACCCAGAAGGACGGACTCCAATGAGTGACATAGAAATTACTGACGCTACAGACAGCCAGGTTACCCCCGATGAGGGACAGGTTTCCGAAGCGGTTGATGCTGAAGTAGAAACTCCAGAAGCAGAACCAGAACTCTTTGATTACACAGAGGTAGGCGACAAGTTCGTCAAACTCCAAGTGGACGGAGAAGAAGTTTTAGTTCCAGTGAAGGAGGCTCTTGCTGGATACCAGCGTCAAGCGGATTACACCCGCAAGACACAGGAACTCAGCGAACAGAGAAAGAGCATTGAGTACGCCGCCGCTTTGCAGGAAGCCCTGCAGAACGACCCAGCGAACACATTGCGCTTACTTCAAGACCAGTACGGAACATTTGCAGAGCCTGAAGAGGATTTGTGGATAGACCCAACTGAGAAGTCGTTGAAGGAAATGGAAAAGCGTTTAGCGTCCTTTGAACAACAACGGGCGATGGACGAACTAACCAAGACCATTGACACTCTGCAGAGCAAGTATGGTGACGATTTCAACGCAGATGAAGTTGTAGCTAAGGCGCTCGCTACGGGAGCCACTGATTTGGAAGCAGTCTTTAAACAGGTTGCTTTTGACAAGGTGTATTCCAAGGCATCTGAAGCCAATAAGAAGTTGGCTAAAGAACAAGAGAGGCTAGACGCGAAGCGTGGCGCATCAATTGTGTCAAGCGCATCTACATCCAAGGGGACAACGGCACCAGCATCTGCTCCACCAAAAACCGTATTTGAAGCTTTTGAGCAGGCAAAACGCCAACTCGGAAGCTAAAACCCAAACCTCAAACAGGAGAAAATCATGGCTGGCAATCCAGACTTTAATGCAATACTTTCCACCACCTTGCAGAACTATCAGCCAACGCTGGTAGACAACATCTTCAAGGACCTAGTGCTTCTTAACCACATGAACTCAAAAGGCAGAGTTCAGATGGAAGAAGGCGGCACATCAATCGTTGAACCACTCATGTACGCAGTGAACGGCACCGCCAGCTCGTACAGCGGTTATGACGCGATTGACCTCACCCCACAGGACGGCATCTCAGCTGCTAACTACCAGTGGAAGCAAATGGCTGCTTCTATTGCTATCAGCGGTATTGAAGAAGCACAGAACCGTGGAACCGAAGCAATCATCAAGTTGCTCAACGCAAAAATCATGCAAGCTGAAATGTCGGTTAAGTCTGACCTCAACGGCATGCTTTACGGCGATGGCACTGGTAACGGAAGCAAAGACTTTAACGGTCTTGGCAATATCGTTGCAACCGTAAACAACACGGTTGGTGGCATTGACGCTTCGGCAAACACTTGGTGGAACCCATACCAAGATGTTTCTGCATCAACCCTGTCACTCGTTGACATGGGCAAGGTGTACAACAACGCATCCAAGGGCAATGATGTTCCAGACATCATCGTCACCAACGAAGACTTGTTCTCAAAGTACGAGTCACTGTTGCAACAGAATGTGCGCTACCAAGATGTCGCAAAGGCAAACGCAGGCTTCCAGAACTTGATGTTCAAGCAGACGCCAGTTGTGTTTGACCTTGCCTTGGCAGCAGACACCTCCGCAGCACCGATGTACTTCCTCAATACGAAGTACCTCAAGCTCGTTGGTATGAACGGTCACTGGTTCAACACCACCGATTTCCAGAGTGGCACCGTTGCAGGCATTGACGCCCGCTACGCGCTGGTCTTGGCATTTGGTGAATTGACCTGTTCCAACCGTTCGCGTCAGGGTTACTTGACAGCAAACGCATAATCAGCTTCGGCTGGTTCATAGATGTAGTCAGTGTTGGTGCCTGTCTTCCTTCGGGCAGGTCACCAGCACTGGCTATTTCCATTTACCGCCTAGGTAATGGATTAGCTATATAGTAGGGAATCAATCCGATTTCCGCCCAAACATGGTTTGGTAATCTGGCGAAAGCCAAGGAGTAATGACAATCATGGCAACTAATAACAGGTTCGCAGTAGAGCGCACCAATGTGCTCAAAAGCGATGTAACACTAGGCGTTTCATACGCCGCACTGGATGCTGGCGATTTTGGCTGGTATGGAATCGCAGGTCAAACCTACGCATTTGATGCCCGCATCGCCTATTCGGCAGCAGCAGCAACTGACGGAGCAGCATTCTCAATCAGTGCCCCAGCAACACCAACGCAAGTTGCATTCATTTCCGAATACAACACAGATTCAACCACAGTCGTTCGTACGGCTTGTGTCGCAGTTGACACTCCAGACCACGGTTCTGCTTCGGTAGCAATCGGAACTGGTTTGAACCAAGCATTCCTCCATGGAACTATCACTCCATCGGCAGACGGCTTCATCTCGGTCAGCGGCATTGCAGAAAACGCATCTTCAATCATTGCCAAAGCAACTGCTTCGGTTTTGACTTGGAAGCGTGTTGACTTCCCAGACGCACCGTAATTAAACCCGTTAACTGTGTTGCCAGTTGAAGGGCTGGCGGCACATTTAACAATGTTCTAACGAAGGAGAGATATGAACAGACAACCGATTTACACCAATCAAGCACCAGCAGGGTGTGAGAGGTACGGAAATACTTCAGGTATAGAGGCATCAAACATTTCATCTGTTTATGCAATGCCAGGAACAGAGCCAGCGATGCCTAGCGAAGTTTCTTATGGTCGTAATGTTTTAGACCATTGCACATATCACTATCCAGAAGGACATGAGTGCAGGGCTCCGAGAGTTAAAGATGATGCGTTTTGCATAGGTCACAAGAAACAGAGAATCAATGCTGAGAAAAAAGCGAAAGCATTAGAGGAACAAGTCCAGGAATAGGAATTTAAATGCCAGCACCAGCAAGTACGCTAACGACGGGTCTTAACTCCTATTACCTTATTCAGTTAATAGAAAACCTTTCACAACTTCAAATTGGCTACGACCCTGATGTTGATGACATTGACCAAGACTTGGTTCTTCAGTTCCTTAAAGAGGGCTATCAGAGAATCGTTTCTCTTGACACTCGCTGGCCGTGGTTCCAAACCACATACCAGTTTGAGACCCTTCCATCAATCAGAACTTATTCTTCTGGTTTGAGCGTTACTGCAAGCTGGTCTCCATATATTCCAGTATTTCCTGATGCAGCTGCATTAAATAAAACTCTTCAAAATGTTCGTGAAGTTATTAGCGTTATTAATAACACCGACGGCGGAAACGAACTTGTTTACATTGACCAGTTCAAAGCCGAATCAATCTGGGTTGGAACCAACGACCAACCAGATATTCCTGCGTATTGGTCGCTTTGGGGCAACCAAATAAATCTCTGGCCGAAACCGAACGATACCGAATATCAGATGACCATGCGTGGTTATCGTGAGCCAGACCTGACATGGCTCACAGACTCAGCCAACTCGCAAAGCACGAACTATGTAGACCTTGACCCAGAGTTCCACATGATGCTTGTGAACTTTGTTCTTGCGCGCACATTCCAATTCCAAGAAGACCCTGAGATGGCTAATGTGTATATGCAACATTACAACTCGGGTGTAACTATTGCTAAAGCGAACTTGACTGCACCAAACAGCAACCAACCGTTAATCATGAGCGGTGGATTGCAACTTAATGGAGCAGCGAACACTGCCTATGGATTTGGCTACGGACAAGGTGGAATCATGGTTCAACCTGGTTCACCATATCCGTTAGGAAGAATGTTCTAACAAATGGCGGCTATTGACTTCAAGCAAGTCTTTGACTTTACTGGCGGTATTAACTTTCGTGCTGACCAGTTTCAGTTGGCAGACAACGAATCACCTGGTGTGCTCAATGTAGAAATTGACCCACGAGGTGGTGTGTTCAGTCGCGCTGGTTACCAAACAAAACACACGACAGCTGTTGTGGCTTCTGGAAATGTATGGAAACCAAAAGGTTTGTACGACTACAAATACTCCAACTCTCCATTAATTATGTTGACTACTGGTTATGATTCTGTAGGTCCGACCAATGGAAAAATCTACCAGTCAAGTGGTGGCAACTTTACAAAACTTGCAGCAGATGCATTTAACGATGTCAATGTAAAGTCAACAAACGGAGCGTCAATGACGCAATGGGAAGACACGATGTACTTTGCCATTGGTGTTACTGCTCCTTATATGTACAGTTGGGAGTCTGGTAACACATACGCAACCCAATTGACTGCTTCAGGTCCGACTTGGCAACCATACGAGATTCCTGCGTTAACGCCATATATGCCACGAGCAGAACATGTATTGGCTCATGCCAACAAGTTGTTTGTTGCTAACACCTATGAAAATGGAACTGCATATCCAAACCGTTTGCGTTGGTCGCACGAAAACCTTCCTGGCTCTTGGTATCAACAGGATTACATTGACATTATTGCTGGTGGAGAAGGTATTCGTGGCATTCAAGTTGTAGATGGTCAGTTGCTTGTCTTCAATTT